CGGAAGTGGTGGCGGCGGAGGCGGCGGTGCAGCTGCTCCTTCAAGAGGCGGTGCTGGCGGTTCAGGTGTCGTAATATTGCGATATAAATATCAGAATTAATAAAATAAGAGGAATGATTATGTCTATATGGAAGAAACTAAAAGAAGATTTGAAAAAACTTACAAATTTTCTTGTTGGTACAAAACCTTTAGTGTTAAAAAACGAAGTTAAAAAAATTGACACAAAAGATTTAAGTAAAAAAACAAAGGCTGAGTTAGAAAAACTTGGTAGAAAAATCGGTATCGAATTAGATAAACGATTGACAAAAGCAAAATTGATTGCAGAAATCAAAAAGCAAAATAAAAAATTATAATATTAAGGATATATTATGGCAGATATGATAACCATTGATGGTAAAGAATACGAAGCCGAACAACTACCTTTAGAATTAAGAAACTACATAGTTGCTCGACAAGAAATTCAACAATCAAAAGTAAGACACGAAATTGAATTGGAAAAGATAGAAGTATTAACGAATTTTTATAACGGAAAAATACAAGAAGGAATAAAACAATTCAATGGCGGCAGTAGCAAATCTTAGAATAGACCAAGGTGCTAGTTTTAGTTCAGATGTAACTGTAACTAACTCAGATGGTGCAGCCGTAAATTTAGCAGGTTATACAACATTTGCTAGAATGGCGACAAGTTATGGTGCAACATCAACTGTAACTATCACAGCAAATATAGCTAGTGATACTACAACAGGTGTCATTGAATTATCATTGACAGATTCACAAACTTCTACACTAGAAGCACCAAAAAGATATGTGTATGATGTCTATATCACAAAAACCTCAGATAGTACAGTTACCAGAGTAATCGAAGGTATTATTACTGTAAATCCTAAAGTTTAGTTATTCCTAAAGTCTTTTTCATTATAAATATTACAAAGAGAGAGGGAAGTCATGGTAAAAGCAGTTATTAATCAAACTGGTGGTGTTAAAGCGAATATTAACTCATCAACTTCTTCTGGTCCTCAACAGGTTTCTGTTCAGGTACCAAGCACAAATGTAAATATTACAAATGTGAATAGATTAAGAAGTTTAACAGATGTTGATTCTAGCGCTTTGAGTGATGGTGCTTTATTACAGTATGACGCCTCCTCAGATAAATTTAAAACAAGAAACGAGTTAGATACTACTTCAGGAACATTAGTATTTAACGGGGGCAATTTTTAGGAGCAAATAAATGTCAACAATAATTCAGATAAAAAGAAGTAGTAATGCTACAGCTCCGTCAACACTAAAATTAGGAGAATTAGCCTATACATACGGTACAGGTACTCAAGCTAATAACGGTGATAGATTATTTGTTGGTGAAGGCGGCGTAGATGGAAACGGTGACGCAAATAATATAACAGTTATTGGCGGTCAATATTTTGTAGATAAACTAGACCATGTAGATGGTACACTAACAGCGAGTTCAGCACTCACAGCAGACTCAAATTCAGCAATTTCAGCATTAAATGTAGGTAACTCAGCTACAGTTGGTGGTACAATTAAATTTTTAGAAGGAACAAATAACGGTTCTAACTTTGTATCTTTAAAATCACCAAATGCAGTAGGTTCAAATTTAGCATTAACATTACCAAGTGCAGATGGCTCAAGTGGCCATGTAATGACTACAGACGGTTCAGGTAATTTATCGTTTGCCGCTCCAGCAACGAATCTTACTTTAGTTGATGAAAGTTCCACTTCAACTACAATCAATCTTCTTACAGAAACTTTAAAAATTACTGGTGGTAACGGTATCGTTACTTCACTAGATAGTGATACTTTAACAGTTGGTTTTGATAATGACGCTGTGTTTAACGGTATCGACATGAACGGTACTGAATTATTTTTAGACGCAGATAAAGATACTTCAATTACAGCAGATACAGATGACACAGTTCACTTTAAACTTGGTGGTAATGATATACTTACACTTACACCAGGTTCACTTGACCTTAAAAATGCAGGTACAGCTTCTGATATTAAATTTTATTGTGAAAGTTCAAATGCTCACTATACATCATTAAAATCAGCTGCTCACTCAGCATACTCTGGAAATGTTGTAGTAACATTACCAGCAGCTACAGATACACTTGTTGGTAAAGCAACAACTGATACACTAACAAACAAAACAATTGATTTAGCAAGTAATACAGTAACAGGTTCATTAGCAGAGTTTAATACTGCTTTACAATCTGAAAGTTTTGTTGGATTAGCTGCTACACAAACATTAACAAATAAAACTTTAACTGCTCCAGCAATTGAAGGCGGTACAGTTGGTAATACAACACCTGTCACAATTGCAAAAGTAGATAATTTACAATTAGACGCAAATACAATTTCATCAACTAACTCAAACGGCGATATAGTTTTAGACCCTAACGGTTCAGGTGATGTAGATGTTAACTCTAGTAAGATTGTAAATGTAACTAATCCATCTAGCGCTCAAGACGCTGCTACCAAAGCATATGTCGATAGTGTTGCAAATGGTTTAGATGTAAAAGATAGTGTTAGATTAGCAACAGCATCCGCATTAGCGGCTGTTACATATAATAACGGTGCAGGTACTTTAACTGCTGACGCTAACGGTGCATTAACAATTGACGGTGTTGCTACTGTAGCAAATGACAGAGTTCTAATTAAGAACCAGGCAAGTGCAGTACAAAACGGTATCTATAAAGTAACAACAATCGGTTCTGGTTCAGCGGCTTTCGTATTAACAAGAAGTCCTGACGCAGACACAGCTGCTGAGTTAACTGGCGGAACATTCTTCTTTGTTGAAGAAGGTACTGCTAACGCAGATAACGGTTATGTTGCAACTCACAATGGTACACCAACATTTGGTTCTACTAGTATTGCATTTCAACAGTTCTCAGGTGCAGGTCAAATTAGTGCTGGTGACGCATTAACTAAAACAGGTAACACAATTAATGTTGCAGTTGATGATAGTTCGATTGAAACTAACTCAGACGCATTAAGAGTTAAAGCTTCAGGTATTACAAATGCCATGTTAGCAGGTTCAATTGCAGCCTCTAAACTAGCAGGGTCAATTGGTAATGCAAAACTTTCAAATTCTACAATTACAGTAGGTGATGGTTCGAATACCACAGCAGTTGCTCTTGGTGGTTCAATAACATATGCAGCTGGCGAAGGTATGGATGTAGCTGAAAGTTCAGGTACAATTACTTACTCTGCTGAGGATGCAACAAGTTCAAATAAAGGTGTGGCTTCATTCGCTTCAGCTAACTTCACAGTAAGTTCAGGTGCAGTAACAGTTACAGGTATTGACGGCGGAACATTTTAATTAGTCGTCAATTGAATAAAGGAGATTATTAATGGCGACAGTTATTAAGTTAAAACGAGGTACAAGTACACCAACTACAAGTGACATTGTTAGTGGTGAGGTTGCCGTAGATACTAGCGCCAAAAAGTTTTACATCAACGATAGTGGTACAATTAAAGAAATTGGTGGTGGCACCGGTTCAGGTGGTGGTGCTACAGTATTAGGTGGTGATGTAAGAAATTATACTGGTGATGGTTCAGATACAACTTTTACAGTAACAAGTGGTTCTGATATTGATAATCTTTTAGTATTTTTAAATGGTGTATATCAAAGACCATCGGACTATTCAGTTTCAGGAACAACTCTCACATTCGATACGGCTCCAGCAAATGGTGATGTAATTACAATTAAAGAATTGGTTGAAGGTGGTACTTCAATAAAAATTGTTGACGATAGTTCAACTACAACTCAATTACTATCTGGTGAATCTTTAAAAGTTACAGGTAGTGGAGGTGTTACAACAAGTTTATCAGGTGACACTTTAACAATTGCAGGTGCGGCTTCTCTTTCAGTACAAGACGAAGGCTCAGCATTATCAACAGCAGCTACAACTGTAAACTTTGTAGGTGCAGGTGTAACTGCTTCAGGTTCAGGCGCAACTAAAACAATTACAATACCAGGTGGCGGTGGTGATATATTTAAAAATATTACAATGCCAGATGGTTCAACTGTAGTAGCAGCTGATAGTGCAACTGACACATTAACTTTAGCACAATCAGGTTTAGTTACTATTTCAGGTAATTCAAGTTCAGATACAGTTACAATTGGTACGGCTGCAAATGCACAATTACCATTTTTAAAAGCGGACGGTAGTTCCTCTGATATTGATTTTCAAACATCAGGAACAATTGGTGATATATTAAACAACTTACACATACCATTTACAAAAGCAGATGGTTCAAGTGTGACAACATTGGTGGTAGCATAAGATGGCAGTTAAAACTCCAGTAAAAGCAACCTTTACAGGAAGTAATGTAACAGGACTTGCAGAATTTCAAACGGCAGACTTTATTGCTGTTACAGACGGTGGTACAGGTTTAGGTGCTTTAGGTTCAGCAGGACAAATATTAAAAGTCAATAGTTCTGGAAATGCTTTAGAATATGGTACTGTAGAAGCAGTATTAAATATTGATGGTATGACAGACGGTTCTGGAATTACACTTGCAGACGCTGACAAATTGGCAGTATCAGACGCAGGTACAGAAAAATTTATAACAGCAAGTAACATAAAAGGTTATATTGCAGGTTCAACAA